AGTACTACTGGCAACCCTTAATGGAGAAAAAACCTATAAATGTTAATATTTGGGGAGAAAGAAAAGATGTAGATAATTTCTACAAAGCAGTAGACTTATTTTTATTTACCTCAAAGGGTACAGTAAATGATAAGGAAACAATGCCTTTAGTTATTCGTGAAGCTTTATCTTGGAGACTACCTACTTTAATCTATAACCTCCCAGTTTATATGAATTACTGGGATCAATTTAAAACTATAGAATATTTAGACTTTGCTAGCTTTAATAATAATGTAGCTAAGATTGCTAAAAAGCTAGGTGTAGAAGAAAAACAATTAGATGTAAGTAAAGAGGCATTTGTAATCTCTACTTACCCATTAACTGATTCTGTAATACAAACAACTAAAGAATGTATTAGAGCAGTTAAAGCTACAGGGCGTAAAGTTATCCTAACTTCTCATATTCCAATTCCAGTAGAATTAAGTAATGAGGCTGATTATAGTATAAATGATAATAACAATGTTTTAACAAAACATACTTACTATACAAACTCTTGGATGCAAACATCTGAGTATAAAGCCCATATTAATTTAAGAGGTGAAGACAATGATGTTTATCATGGTCCTGCTTGTTATACTAACTATTATAATGGTACAGCTTTAGCTAAAAGTTTAGGGTTTGAAAAAGTATACTTACTTAACTATGATTATATTTTAAAAGATTCTACTTATATTGATAGAATAAGTGGAGTATTAGATACAAAAGGTGCATTTTTAGGTGCTGATGAAGCTCTAGAAGGTAAACAAATTGTAACTTGGTTTGTAGCATTTAAACCAGATCTATTCTTAAGTCTACCTAAAGTAGAAGTAGCCCAAGACTATGACAGTCTAATGCAATTGTGGGGTGCTGAATCAAACGGATATGAAAATCTAATGTACCATGCCTTTAAAAATACAGGCAATGTACATTGGGAATCTAAAGATGATTTTTACAAATACACTAGAGAAACATTTACTCATAAAGATTATTCAAGAGTAGAATATTTTACAGTACTACCTAGTACTCGTAAAAATGAAATAGTACCATTTGTTCAAATTTCAAATAGTAATGATAGTAGAACAATTAAGTACATTTTAGAAAAAAATGGAGAAGTTGTAAAACAACAAGATTATAATGTTGTTAATAAATTCCATACTTATGATGCTGTCTCATATTCAGAAGAAGATATATTTAAAGTTATCTTTGAAACATATGATTTACATACAGGAGATTTCTTAGAAAGTAGAGAAATTATTGTAGATAAACACTACAGAAATACTAAATTGCATAATAATGGTTTGTTTGAATGGTTTGTTCCTAAAATCAAACTAATGCATTTAGTAACTGAACCTGAAACTAATCCTAAAGAAATCAGATCAATTGAAAACATTAAAGATTTCTGTAATAGAACAGGTATTGTTTATGAACAAAGAGTAAATGCTATTTGGACTGAAACACCACCAACTGAAAATTGTGCTCGACCAACTGAAGTACAAGACAAACCAGGCTATTATAAACTAGCCCCAGGTCATTATGGTTGTTATTTAGCCCATAAGAATGCTTTATTAGCTCAAGACAATCCAAATTATGATTACATCCTAATCTTTGAAGGTGATGTTATTATAGATTCAGACTATAATGAATTGTATGAGTCACTAAAACGCTTTAGTAGATTAGCTAAACAAACAGATATGGATATTATCGGATTTGGTAACCCATATCAAAATCGTAATTTAAATGGACCTAAAATTGAGGACATTTATACAGATGTAACTCCATTCATTCCAGCCCAATCATATCTTATAAACCAAGATAAAATAAACAAAATTGTAGATTTAGCAAATTCAACACCTTGGGATGCTGTTGATCTATGGGTTTGTAATGTTGCTCGTTTAAGAGTAGGAACAGCAGAAAAAATCTATACTAAACACTTACCTGGATTCAGTATTATTGAACAAGAATTTAAAGGTACAGATGAAAATAGTCCTTTAATATACGCTGCTGAATGAGAATTTGCCAAGTACATCCTGCATGTGGAATAGATGTTCCACCTAAAGATTGGGGTGCAATCGAAAAGATTGTATGGGAATTACATTTAAATTTTTTAGCACACGGACATGAGTCAGAAATCAAATTTGCAACTGAAATTAACCCTGGTGACTTTGACATTGTTCATTGTCATGTTGGCAATTTAGCCTTAATGCTTCAGGAACAAAATGTTCCTTATGTCTTTCAATTACATGACCATCATGCCTATCATTATGGTAAAGATAGTCATGTTTTTAGAGAGAACATGAAAGCCATAGAAGGTTCTATAATATCTTTAGTTCCTGCAAGATATTTAGTAGATTACTTTGATCATCCAAAAGTTCAATATTTTGCTCATGGAATTAACACTCAGGAATTTTATCCAATAGAAAAATCTAAACCTATAGAACCTAAACTATTAATGGTCGCTAACAATGGATTAGCAGGTAATCCAGGTTTTGATAGGAAAGGATTTGCATATGGTATAGCCTTAGCTCAAGCTCGCAATTTATCTATAACTGTAGCTGGTCCTTCAAACAATAAACATTTCTTTAATAATCACTTATGGACTTTGGCTTATCCAAAACTTAATATTATATTTGATCTACCAAATAGTGAATTATTAAATTTGTATCATCAACACGACATATTTGTACATCCTACAATGTTGGAAGCAGGTCACCCAAATCTAACAATGATTGAAGCAGTAGCTGCAGGTTTACCAGTTATAGCAGATTGGGAACATGAAACTGTATTTCATGGTGGTTGGAGAGCACCTCGTGACATATTTGAGATGGCTAGAGGATTAGATGATATAATGGATAATTGGGATAGTTACAGAGAAAGATGCTCCAATACAGCTAAAGAACTAGATTGGTTTAACAGAACAAAAGAATTAGTAGAGTTATATGAAAGAAGTCTTAAAGGAAATTTATAATAATGTAAAGATTTTAGGATTACCTTATAAGGAATCTAAAAATACTTTTATATGTCATTTTCTTGATGGTGCCTTTTTGGAGGTTTTAGGTTCTGAAAAAGGAGACTACATTGTAAAATTTATAGACCAAGACAAAAATGAGGTAGTACATGAAAGTAGTATCTCAAATAATATGTGGACTCGTGCTAACCGTAAATATTTTACAAACTGGTTAGTTCAAGTATATGAAGATGATGACTTAGTATTTGAACACAAATATAATGCTGAAGGTAAACGAGTTTACATCCATATGGATTCTTCAGCCATAGGTGATACTTTAGCCTGGTTTCCTCATCTAGAAGAATTTAGAAAAAAACATAACTGTGAACTTATAGCATCTACATTCCATAATGAATGGTTTGCTAAAACCTATAAAAATATTGAGTTTGTAAAACCTGGTACTACAGTTCATGATTTATACGCTATGTACAATGTTGGATGGTTCTATAATGAAGATCGTTCAATTAATTTAGATAAAAATGTTCGTGAGTTTAAAAATTTACCTTTAGCTCAAACATCCTCAGACATTCTAGGTTTAGAGTATACTTAAAGAAAAAACCAAAGTCAATTAAACAAAAATATGTTGTAATTGCTCCTCACGCTTCAGCTCATGCTAAGTACTGGAACTACCCAGGTGGTTGGCAACGTGTCATTAACTGGTTAAATGATAACGGTTATAAGGCAGTTATGATTACAAGTGAACCTTTAAATGATGAATGGCATGATTCTAAACTAGGTGGTACTTTAAAAAATGTAATCAATAAAACTGGTAATTTACCACTTGAGGACCGAATGAATGACATAGTACATGCTAATGCTTTTATTGGTGTAGGTAGTGGTTTAAGTTGGTTAAGTTGGGCTTTAGGACAAAAAACAATACTCATCTCAGGATTCTCAGAACCATACAGTGAATTTGAAGATTGTGAGCGTATTTATACTCCGGCAGGACTTTGTTCAGGATGTTTTAATCGTGAATGGCTAAACCCAGGAGATTGGGAATGGTGCCCCGATCATAAAGACACTCCAAGACATTTTGAATGTACTAAATCAATCACCCCAGAGATGGTAATAAAATCTCTAGAAAAAGTACTTGATATTTATTAGATATAAGTAGTTCTGTCTTTTTAAGGTTGCGTGTATCAAGCTGTTTTTTGAACAAGGGCTTGATATTTATAATAAAATATAACCTATTATCAAAATGGCAGAAACTTTAGTATCACCTGGTGTTTTAGCAAGAGAAAACGATCAGTCATTTTTAACTCAAACTCCAGCCGCAGTTGGAGCAGCTATCATCGGCCCAACAACAAAAGGACCAGTTGAAATCCCAACCATTGTAACCACTTACTCAGACTATATTAACAAGTTTGGTGGTGCTTTTGTTAGTGGTGGTGATTCATACTCATACTTAACAGCCTTAACAGCCTACAATTACTTCTTAAACGGCGGTACTTCACTTCTAGTAGCTAGAGTAGTAAGTGCTTCTGCAACTTGGGCTCCAGCTACTACAGCTACAGCCTCTGTAAGTGGTGGTGCTGGTGCTGGTGTTTCAATTGTTAATGCTGCCGGTACTGAAGCTTTCATCTTGGAAACTATCTCTGAAGGTGTTATCATGAACAGCTCAGGAGCACTAGATACATCTGGAGCTTTAGTAAATGGTACCTCAAATAACGTTAGATGGGCAATTCAAAATGCTAGCACTTCTTCAGGTACATTTACTCTATTAGTAAGACAAGGTAATGACACTACAAACAGTCAGATTGTATTAGAGACTTGGACTAACTTATCATTAGATCCAACTCAAGGTAACTTCATTGCAGCTGTAATTGGTGACCAAACTCAAAACTACAACCCGTCAACTAATCAGCTTACCACTTCAGGTTCTTACGCTAACAGATCAAATTACATTAGAGTAAAATCAGTAACTACTCCTACTCCAAATTACTTTGATAATAACGGAAACTTTAAACCAGCTTATACAAGCTCACTTCCAATAAACGCTAGTGGTTCATTTACAGCCGCAACTGGTAATCCTATATCTGCAGGTGGAAACCAATATTACAACTTAATTACTAATACCAATTCACAAGGTCTATTAGCAATTGATTACACTAATATGATCAATTTGTTATCTAACCAAGATGATTACAGATTCAATCTATTAGTAACCCCAGGTTTAGTAAACTCTTTTGCTTCTCATAGCTCAGCTGTTACAAGCATCATTACAAATACTCAGAATAGAGGAGACAATATCTACATTCCAGATATGGTTACCTACGGTTCAACTGTAGGAGCTGTAACATCTCAAGCTGCTTCTAGAGATACTTCATACGCCGCTACTTACTGGCCATGGTGTCAAGTACTTGACCCAGAAACAGGTAAGAATGTTTGGGTACCAGCTTCAGCTTTGATTCCAGGTGTTTATGCCTTCAATGATAGAGCTGCGGATCCATGGTTTGCTCCAGCAGGTATTAACAGAGGTGGTTTAGGTCAAGTAATTAGAGCAGAACAAAAACTCTCTCAAGCTGATCGTGATGATCTCTACACAGGTAAAGTAAACCCAATTGCAACATTCCCAGGAACTGGAGTTGTAGTGTACGGTCAGAAAACATTACAAACTAAGTCATCTGCTCTTGATAGAGTAAATGTTCGTAGATTGTTAATTCAACTTAAAGGATTCATTTCTCAAGTTGCTAACAACTTAGTGTTTGAACAAAATACTTTAACAACTAGAAACAACTTCCTATCAATTGTAAACCCATATCTAGAGTCAGTACAACAGAGACAAGGTTTATACGCGTTCAGAGTAATCATGGATGATTCCAACAATACTGCAGACGTAATTGACAGAAACCAATTAGTAGGTCAGATCTTCATCCAGCCAACTAAGACAGCAGAATTCATCTATCTTGACTTCAGCGTCTTACCAACTGGTGCAACTTTCCCAGCGTAAAAGTTTCAAACACAAATATTTATAATAAAATAAATAACACAGCAAAATGGCAGTATTAGGTATAAACGATATTTTCTTCACCCCATTCGAACCTAAAGTTCAGAATAGATTTATCTTCTCAATCACAGGCATTCCAGCCTTCATGATTAAAGGTTTATCAGCAGTAGGCTTCGATCAAGGTGAAATCAGATTAAACCATATCAACATCTACCGCAAAGTAAAAGGTAGAACTGTTTGGAATGATTTGACTATGACACTATACGATCCAATCACACCTTCAGGTGCTCAAGCAGTAATTGAATGGCTTCGTTTACACCACGAATCAGTAACAGGTAGAGATGGTTACTCCGACTTCTACAAGAAGGATCCAACTATCCAAGTATTAGGTCCTGTTGGTGATATTGTTTCAGAATGGGTAATTAAAGGCGCATTCATTAAGTCTGCTAACTTTGGCGAATACAACTGGGACACAGATGCGGGTGCTGTAAACCTCACTGTTACTATGGGTATGGATTACTGTGTACTAAACTTCTAAGAAGTTTTTTACCAAAATTAAAATTAAGCTTGCCACTCGGCAAGCTTTTTTTTATCTTACAACTCAATCTATAAGGGATAGGTTCTTTGACATTTAAATACTAAACAAACTATGGAAACAACATCATTTATTTTAGGTGTAGCTGCTGTCATTACTATTGCAATGGTTGTGGTTACGTTTATGAATTATATGGAAATCAAAAATCTCCAAAAACAAATCAATATTCTTCAAAGCATTGATGAAGCAATTATTCGTGACAACAATGCTCTTGAACATAGATGTATTGATTACACAGATCTATTAAATAATAACACTCAACGAGAATTAGAAAGTCTCTATCACCATATTGATAGTAGAGTAGATAAACTTGACGAAAAAACCAAAAAAGAACTTAAATCTTTAAGTTTTAATAAATCTTATTAATTAACCAGTTAAAGAACCTCCCTTTATAGTAT